ATACTATAACAGATAATGTTATCTTACAGAACAGAGTAATACAGATGGACGGTATTATCTCTAATATAAATTCAAGTAAGGAAACTACCTTATCTACAGACCAGTGGATTAGTCAAATAAGACAATACAGGAAAGCTAAGGGTTTATATGTTGTCCAAGTTCATGACCTAGAGTTCATACCTAACTGTACTATAACGGGTATGCAAATCTCTAAGACAAAGAAAGAGGGTAACACCGCTTGGTTATGTTCTCTTACTTTTAAGGAGATACGTGTATCTGTTAGGGCAAAATTAGTAGATATACCTGAACCTTTTGCCGACCTGAAAGATAATGTTGATCCTAAAAAGGATAATGGAGACAGTAGCACTAAGGATGTACCTGAGAAATTATCACGTACAGGTACTAATGCAATATTTAATTACTTTATTGAAGATTCAGGTACAAATACTGACGGGGCGGGGGGCTAGTAATGCCAAAGCAAATCAAGATCTCACCTAACGCTTACCAAGAGAGTGTTGTCACTTTGAACGGTAAAACTTTCAAGCTAACCTTAAGTTTCAATGATCTCAGTACGGTCAATAGGTGGTTTCTAGACATATCTGATATACAAGGGAACGATCTTGCTACGGGTATGAAGGTATTACCTAATAGAGACCTTACATCTAAGTACAGTGTTTTATTAGAAGCCCTAGGGGGTATGATAGCGTGTGTTAATCTTTCAGGAGATAAATCAGACGTTACTAGGGAAAACTTAGTTACAGATGGTAAGTTCCAACTCTGGTATTATACGGAACAGGAGGTATCAGATGCAACATAATTTCTCTAGGAAGTATTCTCTTGTTATAGGTAAACCTAAAACTGTAGTTTATACTGGACAGGTAAAGATAGATACGGAGGATGTTTTAAATGCTGTTGAGTATGTAACTGATACTAGATTAGAAGATATCAACGCTGTAGAGATCACAGATCTGGACATAACAGCTAATGTTACTTCTTCTTCTACCACAGCAGCTAATGCCTCTGGTGCTACGATAAAGATAAAAAACCTATCCAAGCAAACACTTAATATCATCTGTAAGCAAAATAACTATGTAATACTATCTGCGGGTTATGAGCAACAAGAAGATATAGGTATTATCTTCACTGGACAGGTAATGGATTACCGTACTGAAAGGTCAGGTTCAGACTTAATAACCACGTTAGTATGTAAAGATGGTTACACACCCTCTAATGGTATCAGGGTTGCCCGTAAATGGGCAGCAGGAGGATTGACGTATGCTAGATTGATAAGAGATTTGGCAGGTATATACGCTGATAATGGAGTTCCTTTAGGGTATATCATAGATCAAGGTGTTGAAAGTAACTTCAGGCAGGATTACGTACAGCTCCCTCCTCCCGACACCACGCCACTAGCTAACGGGTTTTCCGCTTTCGGATTTCTCCACCAAATACTCACAAATGTTTGTTCTAGTATAGGTTATGTTTGGTATATAACGAACGGTAAACTCTTTATTCATCCTAAAGGTTACACCAAGGTCGTAGAGAAGATTACTATACCAGAGCTTAACATTAAGAGTGTCCGTCCACAAGGTTCACAAACAGGTAGTACTTCTACAGGTAAGGCATCTACAGGAATAACACTTACAACCTTCTTAGATTACAGATTAGCATCTGATAAGTTTATAAGTATAACCTCTGGCGAGTACAGTGGAGATTATAAGATTGATAGTGTATCTCACTCGCTAGATAGTCGTTTTGGGGAATGGAGCACTAAGTTAGTATGTAGGCTCTTAAATTGAATGAAGTGCTTATATACGGTATAATGGTATTATGCAATAACTATAGGATTGATATATGTCGGCAGATTTAACAAGTCTAATGAAAAGCTTCATAGACCAATTAGAAAGTCAATTATTCACCTCATTACCTGCCACTATTATTCGATTCAATCCTAACACTCAAACAGCTACAGTTAAGCCAGTAGGACTAGAGCATTATAGTGACGGGGTTTCAAAAGATTACCCTGAAATTGATAACATACCTGTTGTTTTTCCTTCATCTAACGGAGGTAGTCTTACTTTCCCTATCAAACCTAAAGATGAGGTCTTACTTATATTCACCTCTAGGAACTATGATAATTGGTTTGCTACAGGTAATACTACGAAGGGTTCTACCTCGCAAAGATACCACGACTATAATGATGCTATAGCGTTAATTGGTATGAGGTCTAAGGGTAATAGCTTAAACGCTAATCAAGAGGCTGTAGCCCTCAGTTACTTAGATAACTCTCTATTATTGAATGAAGACGGTAGTGTCGAGTTGAACGTCAAAGATACACTTAAGATCAGTAATAGTAGTCATGAACTTATAGACTTACTATCCCAATTAGTGGATGCGGTATCCAGTATAACTACTCACACTATTTACGGACCAAACCCAGTTTTAAATAAAGCTGTGTTCTTAGATCTTAAAACAAAAATAGATACTTTCAAGGAGTAGGTATGGCAGTAACTTTAAACCCAGAAGACCTAGTAACACTTCTTCAAGAGGGTATTGCAGGTATTGACCTAACCTCTCCCTCAAAAGATAATACAGATGTTTTGACGGTATTAGCTCAGAGTATCACAGACTACCTTAAACCTACCTTAGAAGGCTTAGATACAGACGATAGTATAGACCAAGAGTTAGCGGGTATAAGAGCGGATATCCAGACTAACACTAATAATATTACTACCAATACTAATAATATCACTACCAATACTAATAATATCACTACCAATACTAATAATATACAGACTAACACTAATAATATTACCACTAACACTAATAATATAACAACTACTACAGGTAGTATCCTGAAACTTTACGGAGATAACCTACCTACGGTGTTCGATAATACAACTAATCACGTTATCGGTGATAGAGTAGAGTATCTGAATAACCTTTACCTATGTACCTCACCTCATACAGGTGACTGGGATGCTGATAATTTCAGGAAAACAGATATACTCACTAATACAGCATCTATAGTAGATAGTGAAACTAATATAATTAATAACACTGATAATAATACACTCACCGCAGGTAATGTTGTTAAGTTATTCGGTGAGGCACTACCTGAGTTATTTGATATAACCACCCCTTACTCTGTAGGTATGAGAGTAGAGTACAATAATAACCTATACAGGTGTACTAATCCTCACCCTGCAGGCGCGTGGGTAGGTGCTAATTTCAACCGTATAGACCTTGTGACTGTGAACACTAAAGAAGTTTACATTGAAGCACGTTCAGATGCAATAACCATAGGAGATTAATATGGATTTTTTATTAGACCCCCTGACACATGATTTACAGTTAGAAGAGGGTAATACTTTATCTGTAGAAAATCAAGCAGGTTTAGCTCAGAGATTAAAGTTAAGGTTATTATTACACAAAGGTACTTGGTTTAGAGATATCTCCGAAGGCGTTCCTTACGGAAATATCTTGGGTAGGAGTTACAGTAAGGAATATGCTGATACCAATATAAAAAGTAGAATACTTTCTACGGAAGGGGTACTGACTTTAGATGAGTACACTTCAACACTACAAGGTAATAATTTTAAGGTAACATTTAAAGTAAATAATAGTGAAAACCCTATTATTTTGGAGATATAATAATGACTTTCGGAGTTACACCCCAAGGTTTTAAAGCCAAACAGTTCAGTGATATAATGGAAGAAATAGCTGCAGACCTTAAATCTGATGCAGGTGTGGATATAAGTAGTGGTAGCGATACTTTAGCAGATATATACACTAACATTATTTCTCTAGCAATATCTGATACATGGAAACAACCCCAAGACCAACAAGGTATGTTTTCTATAGACTCTGCGGAGAAGAATCATTTAGAAGACTTAGTGAACTACATAGGTCTAAAGAGAGAGTTAGCAGCACCGAGCCAAGGTAATGTTTACATAACCGCAGATGCTGAGTTTGAGTTACCTAAGACAAACTCTTTTTACGATATATATGATACAGAGTTTGTTAATCCTAATCCAATACCTGTTAAAGTTTCACAGTGTGTATCAGCCACTTTTAGTCTAGCAGACAGTATACCATCTGGTACTGTAGTTAGTATCACAGTCCAAGGTGAAGTGTCTTCTGTTACAGTGGGTACCGATTATGCTGTAGCACTTAACGCACTTAGTGGAGACATTACATCTTCAGATAATACCGCAACTTCAACTGTAGATGTTACTGGTGCAGTACCTTTGATAACCATACAGAACGAGGTTGAGAATAGCAATGTAACTATTATACCTAGTAGTTTCACTACTCTACAAGAATTAACATCTAAAGGTGTGGTTATATCACTCGTAGACGGTGCAACACAGGTACTACAAGATACAGTAACTACCCCACCTAGCTACTCACAAATAATAAGTGTCACCAACAGGGAAAACTTTATATTAGGTAGGTTAGTAGAGAGTGATGAAGACCTAAGAGCAAGACACAAAGTGTCCCTGAACAACACTGGTTCTTGTACTGTAGATAGTATAACCGCTGCTATCAGTAATCTTACAGGAGTTACAAGTGCAGTGGTCCTAGAGAATGATACTATGACAGCCACAGATATCCCTGAAAAAGCTTTTCATTGTATAGTACAAGGTGGTAGCGACCAAGACATAGCAGATACTATATGGGCGAATAAGGCAGGTGGTATAAAAACCTACGGTAATACTGAAGTAGCTATATTAAACTCTCAAAGAGATTTGAAGTACGTGAACTTCTCTAGATTAGAGGCTTTATATGTTCACGCTATTATAACTTTCAAGAAATACACTGCAGACGGAGAATCTTTCCCACAAGGCGGTGAAGAGTTATTGAAAGCTAGGTTGGTCTCTTACGGAACGAGTCTTATTGCAGGAAAAGATTTAATACCTAACAAATTTGCAGCAGACTTACTTATAAATACTTTAGGTACAGAGGATGTTACCGTTAAGCTTGTAACTACAACTGGTCAATACGACACACCAAACGCAGGTGCGTATTCAGTTACTAAACCTATCCCCGTGGAATTATGGCAACAGGGTGTGTTTGATGTAAGCAGAGTTACTGTTGAGGAGAATATATGAGGTTAGCAACTGAGTATGTAGACCTCTTACCTTCACCGCAATTCGATAACAGCCCTAAAGTACAGGCTTTCTTATTAGCTTTTCTTAAATCTATACAAAGATTACAAGAGAGCTTAACTGACTATGAAGCTGTAACAACTAACATAGATCTGGCTTACGGTAAGCAGTTAGATATCATAGGTAGTCTTTTAGGTGCTGTACGGGGTAGCTTAGATGATATTGGTTATAGGCAAGAGATAAAACTACAGATAGCTAAGAATAATTCTAACGGCACACCAGAGAATATTATTCAACTTATAGCTAGTATTACAGGATCTAGTTATGTAGGTTATTGGGAACACTACCCTGCATCCGTGATACTTTCTGTGAATGGTGATAATGTCCCTCAGAATATAGCAGACATTATGGATAGGCTAGGTGCTGCAGGGGTCAATATAAGTGCAGTCTTAGCACTAAGCGGGGGTTTTGAATACTTAGCTTTGTCTGATGTATTCAGTATACCTTCTGCGGAGATAGTAGATACAAATATTATAAATGAAGATGGTTCAGACGAATACACTGAATCAGACGAAACCATAGGTGGGTCTTTCCGTGTATACAAACCTGTAGCAGGTGGAGATGGTTTTAATGTACTACCTGATATAGTCCCCGTCAACCTTAATAAGGGTGCTAACCAACCATACATGGAAGGTGGAGACGAGGGTGCAGAGGCAGGATCATACAGGTACGATGTGTATGGTAGTGGCGGAATACTACCAGATGTCTATCAGAAAACAACAGGAAAATAATAAATGGCTTTTGATTATGAATTAGTTCGATGGGCTTCGGGCACAGAAGAGGAACCTGCTGTAGCAGATCCTACAATAAAAGTACCTAATAAAGATGAACCACCACCAGAACTTAAATCTTCTGGTCTTAAATCGGGGCAGACCATAGGAAGACAATGGCTAAATCATCAGTTTGATAATACATACTTAGCACTAGTAGACCTACAAGAGCAGATAACAAACATAGTACAGGATGGTACAAGACCTACATTGGAGGCTATATATCCTATTGGTAAACCTTATATGTCTTTTGATGACACCAACCCAAACACAGTACTTGGTTTCGGTACGTGGTTAAAAATCGAAGGTCAGTTTCTTCTAGGGACCACAGGTGCCGAATCTTCAGGTATTTCAGGTGGTAACTCTACACATACACATAACGACACAATTGCGATTGGCAGTCATACTTTAACAAAAGAGAATTTACCCGCAGACTCACCAGTAGGTTTAACAGTAACTACATCAGGTAGTGGTGCAACAGCCGCAGGTAATAGTAATCCCTTAGCAGGTGATGACGAGGGTAGTGTAAGTAACGCAAGTAATAATGTTACTTGGGCAGGACAAAGTGAACCAGTAGAACATACTGTAACTGGCGGTATCCAATCTGCTAGTAACTTACCACCTTTCATAACGATACATATGTGGCGCAGAACAGCATAAAGGATAAGAAATGGCTTTAAATTTAATAACAAGATACCTTACTACTCGTATTGATAATTCAGACCTAACAGGGTACCCTTACGGTAAAGCACAAAATGTACAAGGTGGTGTTGATGGTACTGGTACTCCGTGGGAGGCCGATATTATCAATGATACACAAGGTTTCCTACAAGCCCTTTTATCAGAAGCTAACACTACACCATCAGGTAATGCTGATATGGTTGGAGCTTCTGATTACTTAGACAGCTTAAAAACGGTCATAGGTGCTGAGAGTGCTTCTAATATAAAAGTCCCCTCTGATTCACCTTATAATGCACAAGGTGGTGGGGCAGATGATACGGCAGCATTGCAAGCATACATGGATGGAGAGGATATTTGGTACTTTGATCAGGACTACACTTTCACAACCACATTAACTGCAACAGACCGTAAGATTGTGACTATACCCTCATCAGGGAGTTTGATAGGAACTTCGTTAACAGAAGATTTTATTGTATTTACAAGATGTGATGACAGTATCATAGATGGTTTAAACTTAGATGTTTCTGGATTAGACGCAGTTGCATATATAGACGCTTTCCGTGATGCTGTTAAGTTCGATAACTGTAAGAATTTCACTTACCAGAATTCAAGAATCATAGGTGCTCCAGTACAGGCACTTAATGTATTAAACGGTTGTGATGGTGCTAAGATAATAAATAATTGGATACTAGATGCGGGTCGTAAGCAAAGACGACACGCTGTAAGTAATATTTCTATCGGTGGTGGTATTCTATGTTACAACAGTAAACGTGTGACCATTACAGGTAACCATGTACTGAAGTGTTGGTCAACTTGTATATACTACTACGGTGATGCCCCTGTAGAGTCTAACACGGCTTCTAGTCCAGAACAATCAATACTTTCAAACAATATCTTGTACTACTCTCAATCAAACGGTATTCGTATCCAAGATGATAACTACGATGGTAATCTAGCAGACCACAACAATAACTCTGTACTTGGTAGAGCTAGTGCATCTTGTTCTGTTACAGGCAATGTTATTATTGATGTGTCTCGTTCAAACATAAGACCTAATGGCGTTGGTCATGTAGTTGATGGTAATGTTTGTATTTACACGGGTCAAGATATTTACGGTGTGTCTGATATAAGAGCAGACGGGATAGCAACTAATCACGGAGATGGTTTAGTTATAAGTAATAATTACTTCAAAGAGGTTGGTGCAGCAATATGGTTAATACCTAATGGTTTAGTGGATTTTGGTGCAGAGAATATCATTGTTGATAACAACATGCAAGTTGGTTGTAGTTATTTCCTAGCATGTGCACAAGGCTCCACAGTACCTACTGGGGAAGTATGGCCGGTCACTGGTATAACTGCCACAGGTAATAGAAGTTATAATCCAAGGGTTACACATATACAATTATCGGATACTGGTGATACTGACCTGACAGATAACCACTTAATAGGTGCAAACACAGATGGTAATCAATTACCTGCAATAAGATTATTCCGTAATGGTAATATTACACTACAAGAAAATAAGATAGTCGATGCATTGTATGGAGTTACAGTTACTACAGCAGACCGTGTAATTGCTAATGATAATAAACTAACAAACACTAAAATTAATGGTATGTCTTTTAGTGGTATAACTAGGAAAGTTAATGCATCTAGAAACGATGTTGATTTTGGTAATCTTTTTGATAGCAGTTTAACCACCACTAACGTAGCAGCTTTTGCATCACTTCCTGTTACAGGTACAGCAGGTACATACTACCAGACAGATGATAATAACAAGATCTATTTGTGGATCACTAGTTCATACGTAGAACAAGGTGCTATAGGTATTACTATAGATAATTGTCCTCAGATAAGATTAGAGAGTAATGATTTTGAATCTGACTCAGAAGCAAACAACAGTGGTCTACTACTAGCTAGAAGTATAGATACAGTAGATGTGATAGGTCATGTTAAGAACAATACCTTTGATACTGAGATAGGCTTTAATAACCAAGCAAACCCTTGTGACGGGTTAAACCTTCAACAAGATGGTAATGTTAGTCGTGGTGTTACTATACTGGAAAATGAAACAAAAGTTATACGTTGGGTAGAGAGTTCAGTTAGTGTCCAAGCAAGTGAGGTTGAATCTGGTACGGGCGTGTGCTTCACATCAGGAGGTAGAGCATTAACTATACCCGCGGGACTACCTATAGGTTACACTAGATATGTGAGTTCTGTAGCAGGACAAGATTTTAGTATAGTTAATGCTGCAGGGAGCGGTGAGATACTACAAGGTACCCTAACTTCAACGGGAGGTGAGATGTTAACGGTAACAAAAATAACACCTGCTCATTGGGTAGTTAGTGGGGCGGGAAGTGCAGCAGGTTCTACACCACAAAACACTTTTGTAGGTGAACTTTCTCTTGGTGGAACAGGCACCACACTACCCGCATCTTGGACTTCTTCTAAGTTGGGAACTGGTGAGTATTCAGTTAATACTAATGGTACAACTAGTTACATCGCTACAGCGACTTCAAGAAACAATGGTATTATCACTACGGTGGTCAACTTTGGTACTAGTTTTGAGATACATACCTATGATGCCGCAGGTGTAGCTACCGATGCAGCTACCTACTTCTCAGCTACAGTATCTTAGTAACCTAAATCTCTCATCTGTAGAAAGTCTAAACCTATAGATGAGGCATGACTTAGAATCTTTTCTAGGTCTTCAGGACTAATCTTATAATCAGTATCATGGTCTTCACTGACCACATGCATACCGAGAACTAAGGTTAGTCCTTTTTCTTTTGCAGTATCCATCGCAGCAAACAAAGCTTCCTCATATAACCATAAACTATCTACACTTACCCCAAAGTAAAAATAACCATCCTCATAAAAACCTTCAGAGTAATCACGGTTAACACTAGCACCAAAACCCCTGATAGTTTTAAAATAGGGTTTTAGTTGTGTATCAGTTTCAATAGAGTGTATTCCGTAAGGGTATGCGAAACTATCTACTTCTAAACCATACAAACTCATCTCCATTAAAGGTTTCTTAATCTCATTTTGCAACCATAAGGCTATACCATTATCCTCTACATATTCTACAGCATTGTAGTGGTTTTGTGTATGTAGCCCAACCTCCCAACCACGATCCTGTAGATCTATTAAGTCTTGACTCATACCGTGGTTAAATCCAGATACAAAATAAGTCCCTTTAGCACCGTATTTATCAAACAGGTGTTCATTCTCTAACAAGAAAGGTAAACTAATACCATCATCAATACTTAATACAATACCTGCTTTCTGCTTATTGTTATCCTTTTCAACCTCAACAATCACCTCCTTGATCACTTCTACAACCTTAACAACCTCTACCTCTTTTATAACCTCTACTTCTTTAATTACTTCTTTAGTATCACCTGAACCACCACAACCAATTACTGCTAATAACACGGTACTAAGTGCTGATATCTTCAATTTATTCATTTGTTTAATCTCCTATTTAGTAAGTAGGTGTATCATATACCCGTATAAGGATAAGATCAACAACTCTTTATAATTAATTTTACTTTATTACAGGTAATAAAAAACCCTGTTAAACTAATTAAAGTCTAACAGGGTTCTGTCTCTAGTTAAAACCTTTATAAATCAAGGGCTTGCTAGAACGGTATACCATCAAAATCTACAGTAGGCTCACTTGGAGCACTTGCACTACCACTATCCTGCGGAGCTGACTGTTGAGGTGCAGCAGGTTTATCCTCTGGCTTAGGTTCAGGTAAAGGGTCAGTCTTACCTAAGTCCTCTTCCTTGTTACCAAGACCTGCAGCGTAGTAAGCTTTAGCAATATCTGAATCCATCCAGTTACGACCCATCAACCACTCACCGTTCTCAGGACGACCTAAGGATACATTCTTATCAAATTGGGTTGATTTCTTCATCTCATCCCACCACATACCACGAACTTGTTTTAGGTTCTCTTCTGAGTAATCACCACCGTTAAGCAGTAAACCACAGAACTTAGGCACCTCAGGTAAATCAGCTAACTGTTCAGCTACCGTATAGTTACCATTACGTTCCTTAATGTCTTGTAGTGCTGTAGGGTTCTTAATCTGAGTCTTGTAGTATGTTTTACCATCTTTTACATTCTTCGTCATAACAACATCCCAATTACAAGTGGCTTGGATTAGGTATTTCAAGTTATGACCATCCTTCTGATACTGCTCTAATTGGCCAGTAGCACTTATGATCTTATACTTGATATCTTTATCACCAAACTTCTTAGTCTTGTAATTAACCTCGTTAACTACAGTACGTTCAAATTTACGTTGGAACTTACCATTGTAGTCAATACGGAAAGGACGTAAATCACTTTCTTCTGACTCACTTGCAGGGTGCTTAGAGTAATCAAACTGTAGTGCAGGGAAATCTACAGCTAATACAAGAGACTCTACAGGGTCTTGATTCCAGAAAACCTTACGAACAGTCTTCATAGCTTTTTCATTCTTATCCCACTCATCAACCCATTCAAACCAGTTACTTTTGAACTTCTTAAGACGTTCAATCTCTGCAACTGACATATCTTCACCGTTTTGAGGTGGGGCTGTTGTGGATACCATAGAGAATGGTGCTTGAGGTTGAGTACCAAGTTCAGCTACGAAGTTTAGAACACCTATAAGGGTTGCTGTTTTTGTTTCTTTACCTTTTGCATCTTTAACAGGGTTTACATCAAGTAAATTCCACTCAAGTTCATTGTATTTAGACCAATCATCACTTGAGATTGCTGAACCTGTGCTACCTGTTTCTACTGCTTTATCAAAAGACATATTTGTTTCCTTTTATATAGTTCGCTTCTTCGAACCTT